TTTCTAAGATTAACCATGTTATGGTATTTTGACATGGTCCACTGTCTTGAGTTTGCTGAATGCTCAAAGTGCGGAATATCTTCTCTGATAGTTATTTCACAATGGGCAATCTGCGGATTCATATCCGCAAATCTTTTTATAAAAGCTATTGTTTGTTCGTCGTCTGGTGCAGCTTCAAAAATGAAACCTATATCAGAAAGAGGAACAGATTGTCTTTCTATTGCTGATGCCCATAGTGGGAATATCCAACTTCTTTTATAAATTGGACAACCAATTAATACCTTCATTATACTTCCTGTGTGTCAGGTTTTTCTTGCTTTACTGTCTTTTTGGGAGCTGGCTCAATTTTTTCAACTGGTTGCTCTTGCTGTATTTTTTCTGCTACTACTTCTTTTATTACTTCTTGCTGGACTTCTTCTTCGTCTTCACCTTCTGTGACAGCTTCAAAAATGTCAACAAAAGCGTCAACTATATCTACAAGAATTTGTAAAGCCAATCTTACTTGACCATTTTCTACAGCTTCTCTAAAACCTTCTACGGCATCTTCTTCTCTAAGATATTGCTTGGAGATTTCTGACTCAATCATAAAACTCATTGTGTTTCCTTATTTTCGTTTACTTCAATGTCTATTGGATATATATTATACTCGTCTTCTAGCAAACTTTCAACAAGACCTAGCCATGAACTGTCTGATCTTTTTATATTAGGAGAATTATTTCTTCCTTGTTGATTTTGTGGTCTAACAGAATTGCCTGGACCTCTTCTGTTGGATGGAAGATTTCTTTCTCCCTTTTGTGCTGGCTCCTGCTTATCGGCATCTACAACAACATCTTTTTGATTCTTTTGTTGTGCATTTTGCGTTATTTTAGCTTGAGCTTTTGCCATATCCATTTGAATCTTTCCTTGCTTAGCTTGAAAAAGATCATCCTCTTCAACTTCTGGATCGACACCTAAAGCTATTCTAGCTTCGGTTAAACCAATAAGATTACTTACATACTTTTGTATAATGTGTGTTTCTTTTTTAACTTGAGTATCAACGTCTATTTCATTAAACTTAAAATAACAACGATCAGATGTTTCGTTTCCAATTGGATTTGTAATTGGATCAAATCCGCCTTCAAACAAAATCTCATTAAATATATGAAGTCTTATCATCTCAGCAAATTGCTTTTGGAACTGCTTTATCTTGTCATATAATGCAGTATCAAGCCTTTCAGTCATGGCTCTATTGCCGCCATTGAGAGTCATGCCCAAGTGGTGAGGAGCAACGCCTAAGCCAATTGCTACTCTTTCCTTAAAGTGATCAAGATAAGCACTAGCGTCTAGTGCCGAATTGCCAGCACCGATAACATCAACATCATGCCTAAAAGGAAGAATTAATCCACCTTCTGCTCTAAGGTTTTCAATTTCAAATGCCGCTTGATCTATTTCTTCTGGTTCTGCTGGTTGATCTGCAGTACCGATTCTATACTTGTAAAGAGGGAACAATTCTCTATGGACAAGATTTTGTATATCCTCTTCCATCTGCCTAAGGGCTACGACGTCATCTAAAACATTAGACATAAACGGAGTTCCAAAAGCTCTTCCTGGTTTTCTGTCAAAGAAAAGGTGGATAACTCTTTCTGCTGACCAAACTGGATCTCTATCCGTTGGCGCATAAGTTAATGGATCAGTTTGCTGCTGATAAGATTTAGGTCTGTTGTATCTGTCTCTAAGTATTCTAGTTTGCTCTGTAGGTATTAAGTAATACCCTACTACTGGTTGTGTAGCATTGATGGGTTCAATCTTTGAGGGAAAGTACTGAGACAGATCGCCTCTAGCCTTAACAATAAATACGTTTGCAAACTTAAAAAGCTGATCAGATAAATCAATTAAGAATTCAAGGAATGGCCTCTTCATTGCCATCTCCATATAATCGATTCTTTGATAAAGATACTCTACTGCCTCAGGGTTTTCTCCGACTATTTGCCAGCCCTCTTTCCAGAAGAGGTCTTTATACTTGGCTACCGCCTGCTTAACATATGAATCTGTATCAACAGCTTGAATAATTCGATCAAAGTCGTAAGGAGATGGCTCGAAGTTGCTTCTGCCCGTATAAAAATAATTAGTGCCCTGGTAACCAAGTGCTAGGGCAGCAACTTTCATAGTCTTAGCTAAACCACTTATTTGGGTAGCGTCCAACTGGGCGGCAGCAAAGTCAAACTCTTTACTAGAAGACTGCTGAAAGGGTAGATACTGACGTATAGGCATGTGTTTTGTACTCCAGAGTTTTAATTTATTTCTCTATAGTACGGTTTTTTATTTAATATATTCAGCTTTTAAGACCAGTTGCTTCAAAGGTCTTATTGAGAACAATATTCTTAACCGCTTCAAGCCAGAAAATTGTCTCTGGCTCAGAGAAATCGCTTTTATAAGCTAAATTTGCTTCACTGATATTAATAGTGATTGTGAATTCTTTTGGTGCTTCTGCTACTGTTTCTTCTTGTGACATTTTACTTTTCTTTCTTTGTTGTTTCTGGAACTGAAAAATCTTCTTTTTGTTCTGACGCCTGCTGGATTTGAGATACCAGTTGTTTAATTGTTGCTTCTTTAACAACTAGCTCTGTCATAAGCTGGCTAACTTTTTCTTGAAATGATTGAATAATTAGATTTACATCTAAATTAGACTCTTGCATTGTTTCTCCTAATATAGAAATTACTGATAGAGTATATCAGTTGATTTATTGGGCTGCAAGTTGTGACTCTAAACTTTCAATGCGAGATAAAAGATTTTGAACTGTTGCAACTAAAATTGAAGTTATCGCAGTTCTTTTATAGTTTACTACATTAAAATACTCTTCTGAATCTATGTCTTTTTCTTCAAAAGATTGTTCTTTAAATTTTTCAATTCCTTCTTTTGTTAAATCATAGATTGCCAAAGTAGGTATTTTTTCTTTTATGTCTTCAGCTATAAAACCATAGTCATAGTCAAGTTGTTTGAATTTATAAGAAAAATCATTATCAAACTTTTCTTCTTTTTTGTAGGTAAATTTTTTAGGAATTAAGTTCTTAACTAATGATAAAGCCTCTTCGCTTGTAACTGTAGAAACATTTTCTTTAATCTTAATACTAGAACTAGTAGTAGATCTAGCCAATACATAGGTACCTTTTGCGTTTACAGTTCTCCACATTGCAACGCCTGCTGTAGTATTTGGGTCTGCAGTTGTAGTTGTTGGTGTATCTGAAAAAACATCATTACCAGAACCAGTTAGTGCACCGCCTCTAAATACCATATCATTATTTAAATACAGAGCGTACTGAGTTCCGGTTTCATCTGATAAGTTTATCTCCATATTTATATCTTGACTCCATGTAGAACCAGTCCAATATCTTGGCTCAATAATAACAGCCCTTGGTATTCCTGTTGACGCGCCTCTGTATCTAATGTTTAAAGAGCCATCTAAATTTCCTATTTTTGTATCTTTTCCAGATGCACTTAAAATCCAAATGGCTCCAGAGCTTGCACCTGCAACAGGATTGTTATTCGAGTCTTTTCCATCTGCTCTAATTTGTAATCCTAAGTCTGTTGTGATTCCTGTTGCATATATATTGTTTGCAAAAACGTTTCCTGAAGTATCTACTTTGAAAGTTGGAGTTATGCCAATCGCAGTGTTTTGAATATTGGCACCGGTTAAATTTCCTCCAGATATTGTTCCTGTAGCGGTAATCGTTCCGCTGAAAGTGCCTCCAGAAGCAATTATAGTTCCGGCAACTGTCAAGTCTGTTCCATCAAAATAAAGTTTATCACCTAAAGAAAATTTATTTGCAGTAACTCCACCTGCAGTATGTGCGCCAACAAACATTACTGAGCTTTGATAACCTCCAGCACCAAATTGCAACGAGCTAGTACCTATCGTTAGTCCGCCAGCGGTTGAACTCTGAATCGTTGCGTTAGTTGTTATTGCTCCAGTTACAGTTAATGTATTATTATCCCACTGCATGTAGTTAGTGGAGTTTCCAACTTTTAATAGAGATCCACTACCAGTTCCTCCAGTTGGATTCCAGTACAACTGATTAGTTGCGTTACCTACAACGAATTCTAAATTGCTTGCACTATTTGCAGAGTTTCTTGCCCATCTATTATAAGCGTCTATAAATATTGAGTTAGCTGATAAGGTTCCTCTAATTGAAGCTGCATCAAATTGTGCTGTTCCATCACCTTTGATTATCCAACCTTGACCAACACCCAAAGCTCCTTCAATAAAATTAGAAGATCTAATTACTGACATTCCATTAGTTGGAGTGTAGGATTGTAAAGTCCCTGATGCATTCTGTAGAATTACTTGTTCTGCTGTCATTAAGCCTGTGGTTATTTTTCCAGCTGTTAATGAACTAATATATTGATCTTCAATTAAAGGTATATTTCCGCTATGTGTTGCAAGAGCTGTCCATGCTCCACCTGTGCCAGAAGTATTAATTGCTCTGACTCTTCCGTAATATTTCTTATATGCTACAGTTTCTGCCCCTGTTGTTGGATTAACATTTCTTGTTGTGTTTGCAACGGAAATAACAAAGACTGTTGACCTTTTTTTTCCCGTAGAAACTAAAGTCGAAGAAATAGTTTCCCCATCATATATTTCATATTCATATTCGGCAAAGTCTTGATCTGCAACTGGTTGAATAATAAACATAACAGATTCAAAGTTGCATCGAACTTCAAAACCTGTAATGCCACTTGGGACAGAACTAGAAGATGGAGTCTTAATTCTTATTGAATCTGGAATAGTATCTGATGCAGATATTTCTGTATTCTTTGGCTTTACCGCAAAAAGATAATTTGAATCTGGCTTTAAGCCACTTACTGTTTTTCTTATGATTGCCATTATCTTACTACTCCTGTTGAAATAAACGCTATATTTTCTTCTATCTCTTCTTGTCTAACAGAAAGATTATAATTTTTAGAGAAAGCGTATTTACTTATTTTACATTTTTTATTAGTTGAAGAAAGGTTCTTTTTTTCTAAAACTTCTATCTCAAAAGAAAAAGAACCATATATATCTTCATAGTCTTCTAGCTCAGTATAAGTTTTTGTATCTACAGAATAAATAACTGTATCTGTCAGTGCGGTTGCGCTATATAAATCAATCTCTTCTTCCTTCATTACTTTTTGTCCAATTCCAGAAGAAGAAGTCTTTATAATTTTAATCTTTACAGTTCCAGCTTCAGTATTTTTATCTCCGTATATTTTAAGAAAAGGACCATTAAATGTTCCCATTGCTTTATCTCCAGAGTTAGTGCTGGTCGAAGAATCCCAAGACCCTGTTGCAGACACATAACCCAGTACTGCAACTCTAGTGTTAGCTGAACTTCCTAGTACTTCATTTGAATAATAGTTTAAAGTATTTGTTGCAGATCCTGATAAACTTCCAATAAAATTTGCTCCACTTGTAGGAGTTGTTTTTACGTAGCTTGATCCAGAAAGTTCTATGTACTGAATATTATCTGCGTGATAGTACACATAGTATTTTCCTACTGGCCTTGACCCACTAGATACTGCGGTTACAGCCTTGAAATATAAATTCTCTTCTGCGTCTATTAAGCTGTAAGTTGCTGTTTGATTTCCAGACTCTTCATAAACAACTAAGTAAGAATCGCTATCAAAAGATTCGTCTATAGCGCTTCCTCCAACGGAAAAAACTTTTCCAATATTTACATCTGCTAAAGATACAAATATCCAATCTCCAACTTTTAAATTTTCATCAATATTTGAAAAAAATATTTCTCTTCTTACTGGAGCGTAGAAAGTTCCAGAACTATTATCAGTATAAGTAAACCAGCTCATTATTACAACTCTTTATATAAAATTTCAAACTCGTAGGCATCTTGTTTGTCTTCATCTATTTCTATTTCTACAGTTGCCTCAAACTGTCTTACTCCACCAACCAATCCGGTCTCCTCAAGAGAAACAAGAGTTAGTTGGCCATATGGCCTATTTGTATTGTCTTGCACATACTGTGCTCTTGCTGCAGCGTAATCTATTGCATCTGCGGGGATTGGGGCACTTCCGTCTTCTCCGCTATGGCTATGGTTTGATAAATCTATTCCTGCTATTTTTACACCATCTGCAAAAAATAGATCACCTGTTATTGTGCCACCATCTTTTCTTAGGTATTGCGGGTGAGCATCTTCGTCTATGTCATCAAGTTCTCCGTGAGAAGATCTTAAAGATTCTCGTTTTGAGTTATCTACATATATTGTTTTAAATATTTGTTTGTATTTTTCTAAATTTTCTACATCATCAATAATTAAAACTGGATTTCTGTTGACCCCTAAAACTTCAAGCTGACTTAAATAATTTACATATTTTCTCTTTAGTCTTATTGCTTGAAGAAATGCATCAAATCTTTTGTATACCTGATTATTTCTTTCTAAAAAGTCTGCAGTCACAGAACCTAAATTTCCTATGATTGCGCTATTAGCTACAAACATTTCTTCCATAAGTTTTGGAGCTTTATCTCTTAAATCTGTTGTAGTTATATCCAACATGAGTGGATCAACAACTTTTGATTTAAAATTTAAAGCTGGAAGCAAATAGTTTGAATAAAAAGTTTCACCTAAATCAACACTGTCTCTTTTAATTAAACTTAATAGAGTCTGCAATTCCATTTGCAAAGAGTTTATTTTGATCGAAAAAAATGCTTGAAATTGAGCTGCTTGTTTTTTGGAGACTTGATCCAATTCGGACTGCGGAATCGCGATTGGTTTTGCTGTGATTTCTTTGGCAAATTGTTGCGTATAGTGCGTTGCTGAGTTTGCCCAATCTGTGATGTATTTTGAAATTTGTGATTCTGTTTCATCGACATAATCGTCTCCTAAATAATTGATAACAATATTTCTTAACAAAGTTGCCTCATTCAAAAGATAAGACAAACTTTTTTTTATTTCTACTAAATGTCCAAAACTGCTATGACTCACAGCTAATTCATACTCTTTAATAAAAGATCTACATGCCCTGCATTTGTGTTTGTTTGCATACAGGTATTGCTCATAAGTAATGGCAGCTGGTTCTGACATTTCTTTTGCTGATTCTTTATGCTTTGTAGCGTCTTTCCAGACAGCCCTATGACTCTCTTCTAGCTCAAGACTAGAATAAGGGTCTATAACAACTTGAGAAAGATTTGTGTCAATCTCTTCTATCATTCCTTGGATTGTATTAAAAGCGTTAAAGACATAAGATCTTACATTTTCCAAAAGGATCTTGGATTTTTCGTCGCTTAAGTTATTTACCATTCCAGGATTGTTCATTCCTGCAAGTGCATTCTCTCTTTGTCTTGTGTCCACAAAAGAAGTCTCTTTTGAACCAGAATCACTAAAGATATTATCTATATTTGTATTTTTTCCTAAACCATATGTTGACATAATATTTAAAATATCTTTCTTTTAATAGAAGATCCGCTTTTTCTTGAGAACCCTCTATTATAGCCTATTTTGCTTTTGGTTAAACTTGAATTTCTATCTGAAACAAATCTTGAATTATTTTCAGATTCTCCGTCTTCATTAGATCCTGATTTCGGCATAAAGAATGTGTTTGAAAATGTTTCAGTATTAGAAGCAAACTTTGCTTTGTGCAAGTCGCTATAGTTCTCTGTTATAGATAGTAAAGCTAGAATCAAGGCATCGTGTGCGTGGTCAACTGCAGATCCTCCAGCTTCAAAGACTGGCCTTCCAGTTTGGGTTGTTCTTAAAACAATATAAGAAATTAATTGGACATAAAGTTCATCGTCTTCTGCAGGAAATAAAATTGCTTCTTTTTCCAGATATTGTCTAAGGTTATCGACCATATATGGTTTAATTTCTTTTTTAACCAATTGTTTAGTATATGGATCTCTTATGTCTATTGTTTCACTAAAGCTAACTCCTTTTACTTTTGTTTTTAATCCAGATATTGGATTTTCAACACCGTACTTATGTAGGAGTTCTACCTGAACTTCTCCGTAACCTCTGTCAACGTAAATATGCTTAGGCTGAAATATGTCATTTAATTCAACTATTCTAGAAACAGCTTTTGTTAGTGTGTATTCAGATCTTTCTATTTCTTCTCTATATGCAACTCTAACTTTGTTTCTGAACCTTTCTTCTTCATAGTTATGTGCGCACACTTCTAGTACAAGAATATTTGTTCCTGCTCCATACTTGTCCCAGTCAACGCCAATGGTAAAGAAACTTCTGGCTGATTGCATTTCTGGTTGATATCTCCAGCCTGGATCCATGAATGCCATATCAATAAACTTTCTAGGATAAACACCTTCGGCGTCCTCTCCCCAGTCAGCTTCAATTTCGTGCCTATAACCAACTTCGGAATACTGTTCTCTAAATTCATCTTCTTGTTCTTTAGAAAAATATGGATTGCAATATGAAGGAAACCAAAACTCTTTAAATCTAGGACTTCTGCACCATTCCCAAAATCTCTCTCTTCGACCAGTTGGAGTTGAAGCTCCAATCAAAACTTTATCTGGTTGATCTTCTGCTGTTTTCTGCAGCATTGCATATAGTGCGTCAAGATCATCTGCATGCATATAGTCCATTTCGTCAAGAACAATAACATGCGCTTCTTGACCTCTGGCTACGTCTGACTTTCCTCCCGAACGCATGCCTGAAGTAAAGAATCTAATTGTAGATCCATTAGAAAATTGAATCATAAATTGTGGGGATGTGACTTTGCGCGTAATTGAATTAAGAACTATTTCATTTTTAGACGCCAATCTAACTATCTCTTGATAAATAAGTTCAACGTGAGATTTCATAGGCGCAATAACAAGACATCTGCCATCCTTATGAGTGTAACTATAGTGCAAAAGATAAACTGCCATACTAAAAGTTTTACCCAAACGACGACCAGCTCGTAAAACTTTTCTTAAAGATGGATCTCTTAAAATAAGAGTTTGATAAACTCTAGTTCTTGCATCTAAAAATTCTCTTGCCCATACACATGGGTCTTTAGCTAAATGTAGTTGTCTTTGCTGCTCTGCCGTTATCCCGAGCGTCAACTAAATCATAATCAACTTCAAATGGCTCATCTATTAATAAAGATAATTCTCTATTGCTTAGAGGTCTCTGTGCTACTGTTGATCCGTCAGCCCAGTTTAGGTGCTTAAGTTTATTTTCAAAAACCCATTCAATTCTATTAATTTCTTTTAGCGTATCTACATCTTGTAGTTTAATAATTTCTAAAAGATCTTCTCTAGATAAATTTTCTAATGCTTTTCTAAATTTATTTGTTTTATTTTTTATTGTATTTGACATATTTATCCAAAATGCGCTGCCATCATTCCTGCTTCTGCGCCTAACATTGATCTTGCGTTTAACCTTGAGTTCTGTATAGCCATGACACCTCTGGACCTAGATGTTGCTGCTACTTCGTTATCTTGATAACCCATTCCAAATAGTGGCTTTCTCATAGATCCCTGCATAGATTTTACAGCTTCTTTAGCAAAATTGCCAGCTGAAACAACTCCAGTAGCTGCCATTTTACCTAAGTCATACGCTACAGATGCGGTTCCAACTATATTTAAGGGGCCTGAGACTTTGGCATATTGAGCCGCTGCATACCTTGATGCAAGTTTTAGTGCTACTTTTCTTTCTCCAGCTTGAAAAGCTGATCCTGCAGCTTTGCG